TGCAGTTAGAGGCCTGCGCCTGTTTTACGCTCCTTTCTTACAACTGCAACGCAATTTACCACAAATGAGCCGCAGTCATATGTATTAGGTAGCAGAAACTACCCTTTACATATTAGCTCTTGAAAGTGTAGAGACAGATGGTTTGAATAGCATTTTTGCACATCGAACGACTGCAGCTACAACTGAATACTATAAAAGTGACGGCGCTGGGATGTAGTCCCAACGCCGCCATACCATGCTTATGGATTACCCGGATGATGTGACCGTACAGATCGACGGCCTTGCAGCGTCCGCAGCCAGCGTCATCGCCATGGCCGGCACAAAGGTCTGTATGAGCCCGACCAGTGTCATGATGATCCACAATCCCTTCACCGCCGCTATGGGCGACAGCGATGAGATGCGCAAAGCCATCCAGCTGCTGGACGAGGTGAAGGAATCCATCATCAACGCCTATCAGATCAAGACTGGTCTGAGCCGTGCGAAGCTCTCGCACCTCATGGACAGTGAGACCTGGATGAACGCGGTGAAGGCCAAAGAGCTGGGCTTCTGCGACGAGATCCTGTACACAGGAGACAATGATTTGCCCGATGAAGTGGCGGGCTTTTCTTATTGCCGGAAGGCCGCAGCGGCATGCCTCATGAACCGGGTCATCGCCACGCTGCCCAAATCCGCACCCGTTGTACCCGTTGAGCCGGAGCATCCGCCCAATGCGGAACCGGTGCCTGACCCCAAACCCGTTACCCCTGTCCCTGACAACCGTGTAAAGGCGGCAGAGCTGGAAAAGCGTCTGTCGCTTCTGAAATGAAGATTGGAGGAATCATCATGAATCAGATTCTTGCTCTGCGCGAAAAGCGCGCCAACCTGTGGAACCAGACCAAGGCCTTCCTGGACAGCCATCGCGGCGAGGACGGCATGGTCTCCGCCGAGGACAACACCACCTATGAAAAGATGGAGGCGGACGTGGTCGCCCTCGGCAAGGAAATCGAGCGCCTGGAGCGCCAGGCCGCCATTGACCGTGAGATGGATCAGCCCACCGCCTCCGCGCTGGTGAGCAGGCCCGGAGCAGCCAAGCCGGACGCCAACAAGGAAGGCCGCGCATCTGACGAATACAAGAAAGCCTTTTGGAACCAGATGCGCGGCAGGGTCAGCCCGGAGGTATTCAATGCCCTGCAGGTCGGCACCCTCTCCGAGGGCGGCTATACCGTGCCTGATGAGTTTGACAAACAGCTCATCGATGGCCTTGAGGATGAGAACATCATGCGCGGGCTGGTGCATATCATCCGTACCGGCTCCGGGGAGCACAAAATCCCCATCGTCGCCTCCCATGGCACCGGCTCCTGGGTGGAGGAAGAGCAGCAGATCCCCGAGAGCGACGACGCTTTCAGTCAGGTGACCCTGACTGCCCACAAGTTCGCCACCATGATCCGCATCAGCCGTGAACTGCTGAACGACTCCGCCTTTGACCTGGCGGCGTATATCGCCCATGAGTTTGTGCGCCGCGCTGGCGCTGCCGAGGAGCAGGCCATCATCAATGGCGACGGCAGCCATAAGCCCATCGGCCTGCTGCATGCGACCCTCGGCGCGCAGGTCGGCGTCACTACCACCAGCGCCACCGCCATCACGGCAGATGAACTGATCGATATGCAGCACAGCCTGAAATCCGGCTATCGCCGCAAGGCCTGCTGGATCATGAACGATGCCACCATCTCCGCCATCCGCAAGCCGAAGGATGGTCAGGGCCAGTACATCTGGCAGCCCGGCATCAAGGAAGGCGCACCCGATATGCTGTTCAATCAGCGCGTTCTGATGAGCAACTACATGCCGCTCATCGCTACCGGCAACAAGGTTATTCTGTACGGCGATTACAGCTACTATTGGCTGGCTGAGCGCGAGGGCCGCACCCTGGAGCGCCTGAACGAGCTGTACGCCGTCACCGATCAGGTGGGCTTCAAGATGACAGAGCGCCTGGACGGCCGCCTCATCCTGCCCGAGGCTGTGAAGTGTCTGCAGATGAAAGCCTGAGCTGATTGAACCGGGAGTCGTCCGAATGTGGGCGGCTCCCTTTTCTGAGAGGAGGATCCGATATGCCCAACACGCATGTGACAAAGAACTACTTCACCGATAACGGCAATGAGCTGGTGATTGGCGGAAAACTGACCTTTCTGGACGGCGCGGAGATAGAGAACTTCCCGGGCATTACGAGCGGAAACGCTGCCCCTTATGTGGCTGACAGTGAGGCGACTACTGTAGCCAACCTGAAGGCAGACTTCAACGCCCTGCTGGCTGCGCTGCGTACAGCTGGCGCGCTGTCCGCAGCAACGCCCGCCGCAACGGAACCTGAAACCACCGATTCCGAAACGCCTGCTGGAGGAACTGAGGGCGGTGGCTCCTGATAATCGTTACCGTTGATGAGATTAAAACCCATCTGAGAATCGAGCATGACGATGAGGACGGTTATCTCTCTGCTCTGATTACAGCAGCTACAGCGACGGCGGAGGATTTCTGCCGCCGTTCCTTTTCGGAGGATATGCCGGAGCCTGTGCGCCTCGCTATCTATCTGTACGTGGGATTCATGTACACCTATCGGGAAAGCACGGATCAGAGCGCATACCGGGCCATGAAACAGGCTTTCGACGCCTTGCTCTGGCCACATCGTGACCCTGATCAGCTTCTGTAGGAGGAATTGCCGATGGCCAGCAAAGTATCCGCACTGAATGCCGGTGCTCTCCGCAATCGTGCAGAATTCTTGCGCCGTACCGTCACTGTGGAGCACGGCATCAGCCGGGAGCGCTGGGAAACCGTCTTCACCTGCTGGTGCGGTGTGGAGCCGCTGTCAGGCAGGGAGTTCTGGGAGGCCGCCGCCATCAACCGGGAAAACGAGGTGCGGTTCACCATCCGTTACCGGAAGGACGTATCCGCAGAGATGCGGATCAGGCTGAACGGGGTCGTATATGACATCACCTCCATTCTCGATAAGAATAACCGGCACGAGGCGCTGGAGATACTTGCAAGGACGGTGACGCCGGATGGCAAATGTCAGAATTGACGGGCTGAAAGATCTGGGCACACGCGTGAAGAACATGGGCAAAGAGGCTCGAGGCGCTGCCGGACAGGCCCTCCGCAAGGGAGCGGAGATTATCAAAGAGGAAGCCCATGTGAGAGCGCCCCGCAGCGCGCATGGGCTTCCTGCCACCCAGGGACGCACAGCAAAGCATCTGGCGGATCAGCTGACCACCAGCGTCTCCGCAAGCAAATACACCGCCGGCGTGACGGTCGTCGGCGGCGTGAACGGCCCCAGCTATTACTGGAAATATCTCGAGTATGGCACGAAGCGAATCCGGGAACGCGCCTTCATCCGCGAAAGCGCGGAGGCGCGCGGTGATGAAGCTATGGAGACCGTGAAGCGCGAGATAGAAGCCAGACTGGGCATCAAGTGAGGTGATCACCATTGGACGCATCGACCCTGGTGGATGAGCTGCTGGCAAGCGATGAACTGACGGCGCTCCTGGCCACCGACCCATACGGCAATCCCGCCATCTACCAGATTCTTTCCCCGGAAGCGGAGGTGTTTCCCAGACTGGCCGTATTTGAATCGGACCGCGAGTACACCCGCTTTGCCGATGACCAGCCCCTGGAAGAGGAGATCACCTTTCGCATCGACATCTACGCCCGGGAGAACCTGCTGTATCCCATCAACTCCGCGCTGCACAAAACGATGCGCCGGAACGGCTATCAGCGCTACGGCCAGGTGCAGGACGATTACCTGCAGGATATGGACATATACGTGAAGTCCGCCACCTATACCATCAAAGAACAGCTCCCGTTCCCCTGGGAGTAAGAGAGGAGAACAGATATGCCTCAGAATACCACTGTCAAGGCGCAGCGGCAGTCGCTGCGCAATATCCACTATGCCCTGTTGACCAGCGACACTGCGGAGGGCGTGACCTACGCCAAGCCCGAGCCGCTGGTCGGCGCGATCTCCGCCAGCCAAGTCCCGCACACTGCTCTTTGACCTGAACGCCTTTGCGGAGCTGGAGGACAAATTCGGCTCCCTGGATCAGGCGTTTCAGAAGATGCAGCAGGGCTCTGTGAAAGCCACCCGCACGCTGCTGTGGGCTGGCCTCCTGCATGAGGACGAGAACCTGACCGAGCGCCAGGTGGGCGCGATGATCTCGCTAACGAATGTGGAAAAGATCATGGAGCAGATCACCGAGGCGCTGACCGCCGCGCTACCGGAGGATACCGGGGATGCGGAGAATGCTGTGGCTCCCGACCCTCGGTAAAGGCGCTGTGGGACTCATTTGATACGGCAGCATCCGGTGCGCAGGAATCTGTGGACTGGGTGCTGCTGTATTACGTGGGTACCGTAGTGCTGAACATGAGCGAGGCTGTGTTCTGGAAAAGCACACTACGGAAACTGCACGCGGTGTTCAAATGCCACTGCGAGCATATGCCGAAACCGACTGGGAAGAAATAACACCTGATACCTACCGAAAGGTCCAGAACTCTGGTATAATTGTTTTGAGCGAACAGCTCGAAAACTTGGGATTTATCGAGGTACTGTGATGAAGAGAATTTTGATCATGGACGAGATGAATTACCCACCTGGTTTGGATGAAATCTATCGGGTAGCTGTGCGAGGGATCATTATTGTCGAAGGAAAGCTATTGATGATAGAGAGCGATTCTGGGGAATTGAAGCTGCCCGGCGGAGGGATCGACGACGGTGAAGATGACAGTCAGGCCTTGGTTAGAGAGGTAAAAGAAGAAACCGGATATGATGTGATTCCTGACACCATAGAACCTTTCGGCGAAATTGAAGAAAAAAGGCTGTCTATCCTTGAGGACAAGCTGTGGCATCAAATCAGCAGATTATATTTTTGCGAGGTCAATCCAACGAAAGGTCAATGCAATTATACGGAGGATGAAATGAAATCCGGATTCAGGCAGGTATTGTATTCCATTGAAGATGCATTGGAAAAAAGCAGGTGCGTGTTGGAAAGAGATGGCATGCAAGCATGGAATCAGAGAGAGTATAAGACCCTTTTGCTGATACGTGACCATTTAAGGAGTTAGATTTTGACAAATCCCAGCTTTGCGAGATGAATACATCCCGGCGTCGTCCACACGGGCGGCGCTTTCATTATACCCTAAAGGAGGTGATTTCCCATGGCGTCCGGAACGTCCGATCTGATTGTCCGTCTGTCCCTTGACACGACCCAGTTTGAAGGCGCTCTGTTTAGCGTCCGGCGTAATGCTTCACTTCGCAGCCAGCCCATATAATGAAAGCAGCCAGGGCCGCAGCATAATAGCCGCAGTCCTGGCCTTAATCATTGCTATGTGCTCGTCAGCCTCTCCACATGATACAGTAATTCTTCCATTGCATATGGCTTTCGTAGGTAGACATTTACGCCTTGTTTCAGCGCATCCGTCTCCCCCGTAATACCTCCCTCCGCAGAGATCATAATGACCGGGATGTCCGATGCGCGTCTCAGTTCCTTACAGAAATCCAGGCCGCAACCATCCGGAAGTTGGTTATCCAAAATGATCAGATCCGGGACATGCTGAGATAATTCCGACCTAGCCTCTTCAAGAGAAGAAGCTTCAAACACCTCATAATCGCAAAGGCGGAAATATTCGGCATTGGCTATGAGAATGTGTTTGTTATCCTCGATCATAATAATTGACTTCATCTGTTTACTACCCCAAGTCAGCTTTCACTATCCGGAACAATAGCTATACGCTTTTCCTTTCGGCTTAGCTGCGCGCCGCAGGAATCGCAGTAAACAACTTCATCATAGCTGCCTTCCTTTTCGCTCGTAGCAGCCACTTCATTTTCACGGACAGCCCCGCCGGGCGTATGCGCGAGCTTTTCGATCGGCTTCGTATCGCGGCTCAATTCCTGCCCGCATACGGTGCAATAGACGACCGCGTCGTAATGCCCCGCCGCCGCGCAGGTGGCAGCCGCTTCATTTTCACGCACAGCCCCGCCGGGCGTATGAGCGAGCTTCTCGATTGGCTTCGTCTCGCGGCTCAATTCCTGCCCGCATACGGTGCAATATACGACCGCGTCGTAATGCCCCGCCGCCGCGCAGGTGGCAGCCGCTTCGTTCTCACGCACAGCTCCGCCGGGCGTATGGGCGAGCTTTTCGATTGGCTTCGTCTCGCGGCTCAATTCCTGCCCGCATACGGCGCAATAGACGACCGCGTCGTAATGCCCCGCCGCCGCGCAGGTGGCAGCCGCTTCGTTCTCACGGACAGCCGCGCCGGGCACGTGTGCAAGTCCTGGGAATTTCACGTCCGTCTGAGCGCGAACTTCTCCATTGGCATCGTACAGCGCAACTCTGAACTTTTCAGCCGCGTTGGCTTTTGTGGCCTTTACGCTGAATTTCTCTCCATTCCCCGCAGCAGTCCATTCTTTTTCATGCGTCTTTTCGTTCTCGACCAGCTTTTGCCAGCAGATTGAAACCAGCGCCTGATTGCCGTCTATGATGGCCTTAAACTCCAGATTATCGCCCTCACAGATTTTTCCCTTATTCTGGAGTTCGACGCGCACGCTCCCGGAGAAGACCTGCGGCGCCTGTCTGGCAGTGGATTCTGTTGTCGGCTCCGCCGTGGGCTCTGCGGAAGGAGCCTTATCGAGCTCCTCCGCAGGTTCTTCGTCGGACTTTTTCGCAGGTTCTTCGTCGGACCTTTTCGCAGGTTCTTCGTCGGACTTTTCAGCAGGTTCTTCGTCGGATTCCTCCGCAGCTCCTTCGTCGGACTTCTCCGCAGGTTCTTCGTCGGATTCCTCTGCAGGTTCTTCGTCGGATTCCTCTGCAGGTTCTTCGTCGGATTCCTCCGCTGCTTCTTCGTCGGACTTCTCCGTGGGCTCTTCGTCAGATTCCTCTGCAGGTTCTTCGTCGGACTTTTCCGCATCTCCTTCGTCAGATTCCTCCGCAGCTTCTTCGTCAGATTCCTCCGCTGCTTCTTCGTCAGATTCATCCGCAGGCTCTTCGTCAGATTCATCCGCAGCTTCTTCGTCAGATTCATCCGCAGGCTCTTCGTCAGATTCCTCCGCTGCTTCTTCGTCAGATTCATCCGCAGGCTCTTCGTCAGATTCATCCGCGGCTTCTTCGTCAGATTCATCCGCAGGCTCTTCGTCAGACTCCTCCGCGGCTTCTTCGTCAGATTCTTCCGCAGGCTCTTCGTCAGATTCCTCCGCAGATTCTTCGTCAGATTCATCCGCAGATTCTTCGTCGGACTCATCCGCAGATTCTTCGTCAGATTCATCCGCAGGCTCTTCGTCAGATTCCTCCGCGGCTTCTTCGTCAGATTCCTCCGCAGCTTCTTCGTCAGACTTCTCCGCTGCTTCTTCGTCAAACTCCTCTGTAGATTCTTCGGTGGTGTTATCTATTATTTCACCTCGGGCCGCAATCGTTCCCAGTGCCTCGCCCGGTGTGAATGTGACTGTAAATTCCAGCGATGTGAAGGCGCCTTCCGTATTATAAGGCGTGAACACCAGCGGCACCTCAATGCTCTCTGTCAGGGTGTACAGCCAGGTATTCTTCAATTCGTCGCTGGCGCTGTCAGCAAAGTCAACTTTGCCGAGCGTCGTGGTCGCTTTATAAAGAACCTGATGGTTCGTATCCCCGTCGGTTGCGTAGTAGATTTCGATAAAGCGGAACGCGCTTTCCACGAAATTGGCGACGGTTTCGACGCTGTTGCGCCGCAGATAGTTCACGGGAAAGCTCAGGCTGTCGATGCCCTCCACGTCGGAACGCACCAGCGGCGTAAGCTGTTCGCCGGGTTCTTCCTTCTCCTTTCCGCAAATGGTGCAGGCGTAGATCTCCTTGCCCCGCTGCCAGCTGCCGTCCTCATAGTAAGGGGCTTCGGTTCTCTGATGCTCCCAGATTTCGTCGCCCGTATGGTATTCGTCGTGGAAGGTCTGCGCCTTCTCGTTGCGAAGCTGTATATAGTTCGTGAGGTTCTGCGCTTCATACTCCGGGAAAACGCTGGAACTGGGCGTAAACTTGAAATCGATCCAGGTGAAATCAAAGCCCACTAACGAATAGAGATCCTCGAGCGCCTGGTTGGCGGGCAGGTCGCAGTCAATGGACCAGGAGCCGGGCACAACCAGTCTGACAATATCTCCGTCCTCATCTTGCGCGTTAGTCAGGCCCCATACGTACTTTGACAGATCGTCCAGTGTCACAGCGCCGCTATCGATGGCCTCGGCGAGGGTCACAGCCTGCTCTCCGACCAGATCAACCCAGATACTGGGAAGCAGCTTGTCGTCCTTCTCAGCGTCGCAGTAATCGCAGTAATAGTGCGCGCTGCCGTAATGATAGGCGTACGTGCTGCCGTTTTGATCCGCCAGCTCGATGGATTCTCCCGACCCGCCTTTTGTCGCTGTCGGATATTTCACCGTATCGTCGTCCACTATCCATACATGGCCGGCCGGTACGATATCCTTCTCCGTCTTATGGCATATAGAGCACTCGTACTCGATATAGCCATCCTCGGTATCCGTGTGGTCCTTGTAATTTCCGTTCTCCACCCAGTCGTGGGCGTGGCCAATGACGGTCAGCACAGCTTCGCCTTCGATAAAGTCGTCCTCAAATGCCTCTACTTCGATCCTTCCGGTTCGGCCATAGTAGGCCGGCTCATCTTCGGCGGTCCAGCTGAAGCGCTCTCCCTTGGCCTGGATCTTGACATTGAAGGTATACTCATAGGCGGGTTCAGCGTTAAACTTGCTCTCCATCTCCGCCTTTGTGATACCGCTGTAATCATCCGCCCAGGCAAAGGCGGCATTAACGATGTAGGATTTCTGGTTGAAGCCGTCATCGCTCTTGACCTCGTCGACGGCGACGGTCGCCTTCCCGTCCTCCAGCGTACATTCGCCTACATTCGTCCAGCTTTCGCCGAAGAAGAGCTCATCCAGCGTCAGCGTCAGGCTCTCCGCCTCCGGTTCCAGCTTCATGATACCAAGGCTTTCCTCAGCGCCGCACACCTCGCACACGCGCTTCTTCTCACCGGCGGAAAGCAGAACAGTATAGTAGCCGTCGAAGCCCGATACCGTCGCCAGCCGGCTGCCCTGCTCCTTCCAGCTGTGGCCGAGGGCGGGTATGTCCTGCACCGCCTTCGTCTGCGTCTTAAATGCCGCGTTGTCAAATGTCGCGGTGTAGGTCGTGGTGCCCTTGCCCTCGCAGGTAGCCGCCTCGGTGACCTCGCTGCTGGTGTTGGCCGTCTCGGTCTCCTCGTGGCTAGTATTATTGGCGCAGACGCGCTTCGCCGTAACGGTGGCGTAGTCGTCCGACCACTCATATTTGGGCACGCCGTAATCGTGGCCGAGGGCGGGTATGTTCTGCACCGCCTTCGTCTGCGTCCCAAACGCCGCGTTGTCAAATGCAGCGGTGTAGGTCGTGGTGCCCTTGCCTTCGCAGGTAGCCGCCTTGGTGATCCTGCTGCTGGTGTTG